CACGCTCGTCGAGCATATGCACTTCTGGGAACACGAAGAGCTCGGCCCGTGCCGCATGAAGGTCGACCTTGCGCGCCTGGTTCCGAATGGCCTCATGGGCTGCGACCTGAAGACCACGAAGTCGACGAACCCGTACAGCTTCAAGCGTGACGCGCGCATGTACGGCTACGCCCTGCAGGCTGCGCATTACCTGTACGGCCTCGCTGACCTCTTCGGCGTACAGTTCGGCAACGTCGCACTCGACTGGCGTATCATTGCCGTCGAGAGCGTCGCGCCGTTCGACGTCACTGTTTTCGAGCTGTCCGACGAGACACTTGAAGAGGCGATGCAAGAGCACGACACGCTTGCACGCTTGCACCGTATCTGTGTCGAAGACAATCACTGGCCCGGCCGCAATCCGCACGCCGAGCTTGACCTTACTTGGAGGGCATGATGGGAACAGCAAACCTAACACTCGTCGCGCGACTGGCGCGAGACCCCGAGCTGCGCACAACGTCAAACGGAAAGAGCGTATGCAGCCTGACGCTACCGGTTGACACCGGCTTCGGAGACAACAAGACCACCACGTGGTGGACGGCTACACTTTGGGGCAAACGCGCCGAAGCTGCCGCGAACTATCTGCGGAAAGGCTCGTGGGTCTCGGTCTCCGGCCCGGCACGCATTCGCCAGTACGACAAGCGCGACGGCTCTGCCGGCTTCAGCGCGGAAGTAGACGCGAGCTCGTGGGATTTTGTCGGCAACAAGAGCGACAACGAAGCGCCCGCGGCTTCGAGTAGCAGCGGCAGACAACGGCACGCCATGTCGGGAGACATGAAAGACCTCCCGTTTTAGTAGCCCGACGATTTCTTTCGGCCGGCCTTCGGGCCGGTCTTTTGCTTCTTGGCCTTCGAGAATGCAATCGCCGCGGCTTGCCGCTTCGGCTTGCCTTCCTTCACAAGCTTCGCGATATTGCTGCTGATTGCCTTCTTAGACTTGCCTGGTTTCAATGGCATTGCTCTACCCCTCAATCTGGTCGAGTGCTTCTTTTGCGCCTTCGACCACGTCTTCGCGCCCGGCAAGTATCGCGTCGACGACGTAGCCAATCGCGATGTCGCTGATACGTTCCCACAAAGGATTACGGGGTTCGATTACGCGGTCAAGCACCTTGACGATTGCGTCGCGGTTGCCGACGACGAGCGCCTTGCCGAGTCGGCGCATACCTTCTCGCTTCTGTTCGTTGCTCATAGTCACCTCTTGGGCTTCGGTGTGGACTTCGCACGCTTGCCGGCACGCTTGCGGAACAACGCGTCTTGTACTTGTTTCTTCGAAGGCCTGGTCGACGGCGTCTTGTCCTTCGACACGACCTTCGAGGGTCTGCAGTATTGTTTCTTGTTGTCGCCAGAGTGTCCGCACGGCTTGCCGGTAGCCTTGTCGACCCACTTCTCGCGCGCCCACCGACGAAGCGAAGTACCTGCCTTGCCTTTGCGTTGTTGTCCCTTCGACTTTCTGCACTTCGCAACGGCCTGCGACGCGCGTGCGCTCGGCCACTTCTTATACTGCTTTTTGATTTTGCGGGTACATGCGTCGTCAGCCATTACGACCCCCGCGGCAGCTCGTAGTGCGCACCGTCGTAGAACGAGAAGGTGCCGCCCCACACAATCGGTATCGCGAGCTCGTCGGCAATGCGCTCGACGTGTGCGGCAAGGGCGTCGAACTTGCCTTTGTCATCCCACAACACGTTCCCGCGAGCGTCACACGGCCCGACGTCGACGGCTTCGGACGGGAAGCTATTGTGCCGGCTCTGGCCGGGCTTGGCGTTCGTCACCTTCGGACCAGGCGTCGTGCGCCCCTTCGCGTACAGCTCGGCTTGGCGCTCGTTGCTTCGGTGTCCTTCAATGACCGTCAAGTCAAACGGGCAACGGTCGTCGTGTAGCGCTGTCGTCATCAGCTCGACGATACGCGGGTCGCAGCTGTTGAGACGCTGCAAGCTTCGAGAGCCCCACTGGTATCCGCTTGCCATGCCTACCCCTTCACGATGTCCGATACCGGTTTGTCCGACCAGAGCTTGCAGCTCCAGTACTTCGCCTTGTTCGGTGGCCCTGGATTGCTGCAACCGTGGCGCTTGCGAAAGTTCTTTCGCCGCTTCGGGTCGTCGCGCTTGATTGACATGTTCGCGTCCCCGAAGCGCACGGTGTAGGGCTTTCCGTCGTGCTCGCCTGTCGCGACGAACTTTTGCCGCCCGTGCCCGGGCTCGCCTTTCCTTATGCGTCGGACGCCCACGTCTACGCATCCTTCGCAAGCGCTTCGATACGGCCGTACAGCCCGCCGACCTTGCGTTCGATTCGGTCGGACTGTTCGCGGCAATCTCTCATCGAAGAGAGCCACGCTTCGCGGTCTTGTCCGTGCTCGTCTATAAGCCTATCAACCTGCGCTAAATGGCTGTCAACCCATCTTGTGCACGCCGGGATGACCACATTCTGCAGGAATCGCCAAAGCGCCAGCCCGATCGTAAGGAGGAGCAATAGCGAGCTCGTCGGGCCGGTCGCCAAAGTCAAGAGCGTCGTCTCGTCCATCAGCGCGCAGCCCATTGCGCCACGGCTGCAGTAATGCCGAGCGCGTCGAGATGTGACTTTAGTACGGGCGAGCTCGACCCGGCGTCGATTCGGGCCTTGATTTCGGCCCGTATGGTTGCCACAGTCGCGACGCTTTCCGCCATGGTGACGAAGGCGACCTCGTCGCCCGCTGCCGCGACGGTCTGCATAGTAGCGGTAGCAGTCGGCCCCCACACTTCGACGTGTGCGAGCGTGCCGCCCTGGTCGTCGTATGCCACTTCGACGAGCTTGATCGATTGACTCATTCGAACCTCTGCACAAGGAGACGAGTTAGCGTTGCCGTGGTTCTGTCGCCGGCCCCGAAGTAGCAGCGCAAGCCGTCGCCCTGGTAAATCGGGGTCGTGTCATTCAAGCCGACCGCGTCGCCGCCGACAGTAATGGTTGACGCTCCGCCCGGTACAGGCGTCGGCGGAGTCGTGCCGCTGGTGTCCATCACTTCGACGATAGCGCCGCCGAGAAGAATGTAGGTAAACACGCGGCTTGTCTTGATCGCAGTCGTAGACAGTACAGAGCTGTTGCTCGTGTTGCTGCGCACGCGGGTCTCTTCGTCGCCGTTTCCGCCGTTGTCGGTGATGAAATAGCCGCGGGCTTCTCCGCCATTGTGCGTGGTATTGTTGCCCTTGTTCAATCCGGTGAAAATGTCGCTATTACCGGCGTTCGGATAGACGACGCTCGTGACGACAAGGTGCACCGCGTAGACGTGCGAGCTCACATCTTGCCGCGTGTAGGACGAAAGCAGCGCGTCAATATCCATCGAAATCGTGACGGTGCCGCTACCGCTGCCGCCGTCCATCAGGATTCCGCTACCGTTCGTGGGCGTCACGTCGCCGTTCGCACCCGAGAAGCGCGTCACGGTAACGCTAAGACTGTCGCCCGAAGACGCGAAAGCAAGTGAGCTCGTGCCGCTCGTGATGGCGCTAACCGTGCTTAGGTCAGTAAGGTCCAGGTCTTTAAGCGTGACGTATGACCCGCCCGTCGGTCCGCCGCCGCCGCCCGAAGACGCACCGCCCGAAGCGCCGGTCGTAGGGTCGAAGCATGGTGCGATCGGCATGGCTTACTCGCGCCAAGTGATGACGGACTGCACGAAATCGGCGGCGCCTGCGTCGAGCTTCGCGAAGAGGTACAGGAACCGTTGCGTCGCCGTGAACTGCTGCACAATCGGGAGGCCGACGCTAAACGTCGCGCTCATCGTCGCCGCCGTTGAAATCCCGGTTACGAGCGTCGCTTCGGTATCCGGCACGACGACCTCGTCACCCGCTGCGTCGAGACAGAGCCGAATGGTCACCTTTGTGGGCGACCCGCTTGTCTTCGTCAGCTTCACGAAGATGCCGTCGACCATCCCGTGATAGAGCCCGGCGCCCTTGAAGGCAGGTAGTAGGCCTGTCATGTCGTGCGCGTGCACGTCAGCTGTGTCGAAGTTCGTGCCGAGTGCCGGTGCACTGTCGGGCGCTTGCACGCTGTCGTGAATAAAGTTCGTAATGCGTGTCGGCATAGGCTCACCTCTTCGTGGTCGACGACCTGGTTGACGTTTGCATTCTATTGCACATCCTCTCGTACAGCACGGATATCTTCGGTCATTGCCGCCCGGCGTTGCGTGTCGGTCTGTACGGGCTCAGCTCGTCCGCCGAGCACGCGACCGATCGTAGCCGGTGCACCCGTTGGAAAGATTGCTTCGACGTCGACGTTGTCGCGGCTTCCAAGGTAGGACGCGCCGATACCGAAGGTCTGTTCGATTGCGCCGATCGGCAGCGCTCGAATCGTGCGAAGGTTGCGCAGCCCTCTTTCGGTCGGCTTGTAGACCTTGTAGCGGTCGATGCCGTCGCGCGTTTTACCCATGGCAAGGAACGGCGTGCCGCCTTCGGGTTGCACCGACCACAAGTCAGGCTCGCCCGGCACACTGAGCTCTTCGGGCGGCATGACGACCTCAGCGTCAAGGAAGTCGGTCGTCGACAAGAAGACGCCTTCGTGCCGCGGGTCGGCGTAGTCGGCCGCAATGAGCGAAGCCCAGAAGAAATCTTCGTCGCTTATTTCTGACAGGTCGACGCCTTCAGGGCCTGCCGGTCCGATTTCCGAGCCGAGCTGCTGTTCGAACGCGTCGAGCACCTTCGGAAACAACGCCGACGCACCGTACCGCACGAGCTCGCCTGGCGCTTCGAGTCCTGTGTCGAGCGCACCGGGCATGTCGCTCGACCCGAACAGCTTCCAAGCTTCGAGCAATCGAGAGACAAAAATATCGGCCGAGCGTATGCCGTTGAGAGTTTGCTCAATCGGTCGCAAGTGGGGCGAAGCCGGCCCGTAGACATCGATCTCTTGACCTTCTCGACCGGCCGGAAACACGCCCAGAGTCTTTAGCGACCGGTCGCCTTCGAGACCGTACGGGTCTTGCGCCTTTTGCTTTGCTCGCGTTGCCTTTGCTATTCTGGTGAGCTTTTCGGGGTTGCGCGTCGCGAGCTTGGCAAACTCGATTGCGAGCATGTAGAACTCGCCCGCGTCTGCGAAGAGGTAGCCGAGACGGTTTGTGATTGCCGACGGCACTTCTGACAGGTTGAGCAGACTTTTGCGCGCGAGCTGCGCCGCGTCGGACGGTAGCAGCCCGTTTGCAATGCCGGCCTCGAAGACGCTGCGCCGATACGAGAGCTCAATCGCTTCGGCCGTGCGCTGGTAGAAGTTACGCACGTCCGGCCGGGCGCTTGCGTCCATCATTAGCCGCTTCATGCGTGGCGAAGCTACCCGCTCGACGTCTCGCATAATGTCGCGCGCAAGTCGACCCGCCCGTGCCTCTTGAATGGCTGTCTTACCGAGACCGCCGTGCACTTCGAGAAGGTCGTCGAGCACCTTCGGTGTATAGTACACACCCTGCGGGTCAGATAGACCCATGCCCAAACGACGGCCGCCGGGGAACAAGTTCGCACCCTGTCGCACAGTTCGACCCGCGGCACGGGCGACGGCTCGCATGGTGTTCTCGGCTCCGATGGTGGCGATGCTCACAATAGGCAGCGCAAGCATACGGCCCGACAGATACGGCAGGTTCGGCAAGTAATACCCATAGTGCATGGCATACTCGGCGTCCCGCAGATTGCGACCCAGTCGATTTGTCTGCGTCGATAGCCACGGACCCCAACCGAAACGACCGGTGCCGGCTTCGCCGCCGATGACTTCGACGAACTCGTCGACCGACTTTGCGAGCTTTGCTTCGTACTTCTGGTCGGCCATCCGGTAATACCGGACCATCGAACCCGGTGCGCCGGCACGGGGGTCGAACTTGTCAGGCACGCGAAAGAAGCCGCCTGGCGTGTCTTCGATCTTCGTGACGCGTCCGAGGGGCGCAGACAAAGCCGCTTCGAACTCCTTGCCGCCAAGCGCGATTCGTTTGCGAACACCCTCCTCGAGCACAGCACGAAGCAGGCTTCGGCTGTATTCGGGCGCCGGCCCTTTTGGCGAGGTGATGCCGCGAGCGATTCCGATTTCGTCAATCTGTCGCAGCTTTTGCACCGTCACCGGCCCGGTAAATAGCGGCGTCCCTTCGACGAGCTGCTCTTGCCGCAACGCCGTGACCAGGTCGTCGACCTTGTCGCGGCCATACATTTCGGCAACCATGCGCCGATAGAGCGTCTCGGCGGGCACATCGGCAAGCTCTGCCGCGGCTACCTTGTCAAGCGCTTCGTCGGCTGTGTTGCTGTTCTTGGCTGCGCTCTGTAGCGCGCGGTTGAGCTGTCGACTTGCAGCGGCACCGGCCGCCTTCAAAGCCTTCTGCGTGCGCAACACGCTGACTGTAGGCACTGCGAGGTTGTACGACCGGCTACCGAGAGGGGTAGCGGCAAGGCGTCGCACGAGCGGCCCGTAGGCGCCCTTGTAAATGCTCGGCGTAATCTCTGCGAGTCGATTGACGTACACCTGAAACTCTGTCACCTGGTCGGTCTTGCGGGCTGCCTTCGCAATCTTCGGCACGAAGCGAAGCGCCGCGACCTTCTTGACTTGTTCGCGCATGACGTTCTGCAGTCGCGGGTCAAGGTTCGCAATGCCGCCGGCACGGCGCACGCGGTCGGCGTAGCTTTCCATCCCGTAGACGGAAAGAATGAGCGCTTGTTGATCGGGCGTCTCGGCACGCTGCAAGCGCAGCACGGCGTCGGACATGACGCGCTCTGTCTGCACTGCGAGTGCACGCGGTACCGCAATCGCTTCAGATACGAGCACCATGTCGTCGGGTGTGCGTAGATCGATCTCGACCCGCAAGCGCTCGAAGGCGTCGTCGGTTGGCGACCGGTCGATAGCCCGCGCCATGTCGCGCGTAATCTGTTCGCTCGTGTTGCTCGTCGGCTTGACGGCCCGTATCATCTTCGACTTGTCTGCCTTCGAGAAGTCGCCTGCCGCGTCGACCATTTGGTCGGCTACGTGCCGCACGATACGCCCGTCGCTTGCCTTGCCTTTCGTGACGACGGCAGCAAGGTCGGCCGCTACGTTGAGCATCGACCGCTCTTGACGCGTTGCCGAGCTCGCCTCTGCCTTCGAGATGAGCGCTTCAGCAAGCCGTGCTGCCTTCGGTGACTTGCCCGTGATGCCGGCGAAGCCCTTGACGAGCTTTGCAGCTCCGCGCGCCGCTGTGCCTGGTCCGGCCGGAATGGCAATCTCGCCACCCGTACCGAGCCAGAATGCGGCGCTTTCGGTGCCGTACACGTCGAAAGCAGCCTTGCGATATTCGGGCGAGTCGGCAAACTCGTCGCCAAGCGTGCGGTCGTTTGTCACGTCGCGCGCAATGCGTCGCAGCAGGTCAAGGTCGGCGTCGGCCCGTTGTCTACGTGCGTCGGGGTCGGTTGCTTCGACGCCTTGCTGACGCTCGGCATAGCGGGCAACGCCCGGCAACGGTATCGGGGTTGCAAGTCGCGACGTGCCGAAGCGCGTCATAACGGGCGGCAGTCCGACGAAGTCGCGCGCTTGCGCTATCTGGTAGCCGATATCGGACTTGTCGACCGGGTTGCCGTCTGCGTCGACATCGTAGCCAAAGCCCGTGAAGTAGCCTTCGCGCAACAACGCCGAAAGGAACGCCGGAGTAGCGCGCAGCGTTGCCGCAAGCATGGACTCGTACACGCCGCCCGTCTCGGCTTCGCTCTTCATGGCGTAGTCGAGCACGGCCTTTGCACTGCGAGACACGGACATCGACGGGTCGACGAGCTGCGCTTCGGCCGGGCTGATTTGCTCGCCGGCCTGCATACGGAATCGGATTGCGTCCCGTTGTTCTTGCACAGCCTCGTCGGCTCGACGGGCTTCGGCCTCTGTCATTATCGGTTGCGCGGCAAACGTTTCGACGAGCTCCTCGAAGCCGGTAGCAGGTCGTAGCTTGCCCGTGTCGGGGTCTCGATACAGGCGCTCGACGTCCTGCGACAAGAAGCCTTCGAAGTCACCTTCGGCACCGACACGTTGCCGCCCGTCAACCATGCGCGTGGGTCGACCGGGCGGAAAGAAGGTCGTCGGTGCTACGGGCTCGTCTTGTCCCGCAATGAGCATCTGTTCGCGTTGTTCGGCAATGTCGCGCTCGGCCCGTGCCTCTTCGCGTGCAACGAACGCGTCGACCTGTTCGGGCTTTAGCAGCTCGTCACGCCGGTCGAGAGCGTCTTGCACGCGCTGGTCTACAAGCTCTTCGAGTCGACGCTGCGTGTCCTCGACAGGCTCAAACTGTGCCGGCATTGTCGGCGCTTCGGTGACGGGCAAGCGGGTCGGTACAGGTTCAACCGGCGCAAGCGGCGCACCTGGCGTCGCGTCCTCCTCGTCGAGAGTCAGCTCGCCCGTAAACAGTGTGAGCGGTTGTTCTGCCGCTGCCGCTTGCCGGCGGGCAAGCTCTCGGCGTGCGAGCTCGGCACGTGCTGCGAGCTGTTCGGGCGTCACGGTCCCTTCCCGTTTGCAATCTCAAGAAGTTCCTCGTCGGTCAAGTCTTCGAACGGCACTTCGTTCAAGTCGACCGCTTCTTCTGTAGAGATAACGTCGCCGGTTAGCTCTATCTCCTCGCCAGCTTCGGCCGGCTCAGTAGCCATAATCTCATCTGCAAGCTCTGGGTTGGTTGGCAAGGGCCCGCCAAGCGCGTAGGCTTCGACTTCGGCTTCTGTTTGCAGCCGTGCGCGGGCTTCTTCTTGCGTCAAACCTTGCGCACGCAATCGCGCGTAACTTGTAGGTAAATCGTCTTGCACAGCTCGCGCCGAGCGCTTCGTAACATCGGCAAACACGCGCCGCTCGGCTTCGCTTTTCTCTTGCCGTGCCGCTTGCAAGCGTTGCTCGGCTGCTGCTGCCGCTGCCTTGCTTGCCTCTTCTGCCGCTTCGATCCGCGCACGCTCTTCGTCTTGCAGCGCTTTGCGGTCGACCGGCTTGACGCCTTCGCGGGTCTGTCTGTCGAGTGCAAGCGCAAAGCCCATTGCGTCTACGAGCTCGTCACCGGCCATGGTCTTACCGAGCTGCGCGGCAAGTTGCTCGACAGTCCAGTCAACGCCGGACGTCTCGTATTGCTGTAGGAGCTTGGCGATACTTTTCTCACCGCCCGTCGCTGCAATGATTTCGTCGACTGACCCGAAGACGCGGTCGGCCGCGTTGTAATAGTCGTACTTCGGCGTGCCGCGAAACTGCAGGTATTTGTCGTCGGGGTCAATGCCTTGTTGCTGTAGCAGTCGCCGCGCAGTCTCCTGCGTTGCCGTGCGTCGCGTTTCCGGCGTTGTTGCTACGAGCTCCGCTTCGAGCCCGGCAACCCGTGCCGACTGACTCAACCACGATGGGTCGAAGTACTTGCGCTGTCGATTCTGGTATGCGCCCTGTGCTTTCGCTTCGGCGTAAACCCGACGGGCAAGCTTGAAGTCGGCTTCGGCCTGTTCGCCCGTGGCGTCGGTGAAGGCTGCGAGCTCTTCGGCAGTCGCGACGCCGTCTTCAAGTAGACCGAGATACGCAACGAAGGCGTCATCTTCGGTTTCGAAGCTCGTGCCTTCGACTGTCGTTGTGCGCCGTCGGTCTGCAATCGCTTCGCCGTCGAACGCGCCGACATAGCCGAGCGGCGACGAATGGTACACCGCTTCGAGCGCTTGCTCTTCTCCGGCTCTCTGCGCAGCCTCTTCGGGCGACAGGCGACGTTGACCAGGTCCGCGGGTCGGTCGGTCCGGCACGCTATCGCGTGCGCTTTCGACTTGTCGCAACGCTTGCGCCGGAACACCGGGCAACGCTTGCACATAGGCGACCGCTGCGCGTGCGGCTTGCTCTGTCATCGGCCGCGTACGGTCTGCAAGGAGCTGCGTCGCACGCTGCGCAATCCGGTTTGCGTTTCCTGCGGTCAAGCCTTCGCGGCTCTCGTCGTCGAAGCCGAGCTCGTTTGCAAGGTCGACAAGCGCGCGCGGTACTGCAGTCGCAGCGGCACCGGCCGCACGTGCTGACGCCGCCCGTTGCGCGTCGGCTTGTTGCGTGCCGAGTCGAGCCTTTAGAATCTCGCCCGCTACCCCTTGCTCGGTGTTTTGCGCGACGAGCGTGCCTTCGAGCTGTGCAAGCGTGTTGCGTTCGCTCGCGATGAGCTGCTGTAGCGCTGCGAGTTGTTGCCGCTCGTCAAGCACGTCGCGCATAATGGCGTCGTACGCTTTCCGCGTTCGTAGCGCTGCGCTGTAGCTGTCGAGGTATTCTTCGTATTTTGCGGGCATTACGTCACCGATAGGGAAGTGGGGAAGGTGCGCCGCCGAGAGCTGCCTTTTGTAGTTCAATCTGAGTCAATGCGCCGAGCTCCGCTTCGAGCTTCTTCAAGTCGAACTGCTGCGCGTTGGCGATGTCTTCTTGTCGCACGGCTTCGCCCGCAAGCGCTGCGCCACCCGCAAGACCGCCCGTCAGAGCTTGCGTAATGCCGGCGACGCGTTGTTGCTCGGCCGCACCGATGCCGGCTCGAATCTGTGCCATCTGGTTAGCTTGCTCGGCACGTGCTGCGAGGTCGGCTTCGAGCACTTGTTGCCCGCTTGCGATTGCGGCACCCTGTCGCGCTTGTTGCGTTGCTTGCTCTCGCAAGAAGATGTCACGGCCCGAAACGCTGCCGCCCGTTGCCGCTTGCGCTGCGAGCTGTTCGGCCTGCGACGCTTGCGTTGCGCGTTCGACTCCGATCTGCGCGGATTGCCCGGCAGCTTCGAGCCTTGCACGCTGCGACGCCGAAAGCCCACGGTTGCGACGGATACGGGCGAGCTCGTCTTCGAGCCGTTCCTTCTCCTTGCGTGCGCCGACTGCCGTGCCGATGCCGGTGCCGATGTTTGCCGCGGTCGACAGACCGCCCATGATTAGCGCTGCGGTTCCGAGTGCCATGCAACCCCCTATAGATACCAGACTTCAAGTGCGATGGACCAGTTGATGACGGCCGAGCGGTCAATCTGCGACCAGGTGCACAGCCCGATCGGCGTCACGTCGGCGCCTGCAGTGAGCGTGCGAGCCTTCACACCCGTACGCCGCCCGTAGCCGTTGCACGCTGAATACGGCCGATCTGGCCCGTACGGCGGACTACTGCGAAAGCCGTTCGCGTTGTTCTTGATTTCTTGCGGGTCGAAGTTGTTGCGGCCGGCAAGGTCCATCGTGCCGACGTACGGACAAACATACGAATATCGGTCGGCAATCGCCGGCGTACGGCCTGAAACGGCGGGTACGTCATCCGGCCCGCCTTCCATCTCGACCGACCAGTGCATGAGAATTTTCGCGTTGCGGCGTACGTCAATGTCGAAGGTCGTGTTTGGCAAACGGCGCCAGTCTCCGGCAGACGACCCGAAGCCGTTGCCGGTCACGTAGGACGTCGAAAACTGCAGATTGACAAAAGCGCCCGACCATTGCCCGCCCTGCTGACCCGTGACGCCGTGCTGAAGCCCTGTCAACGGGTCGAATCTTGGCGGTTGCACGTGCCGAGTGTCGACCCATTGCGAGTTCAACAAGTCCGCCTGCACAATGCCTTCGTGCAAATAGATGCGCAAGGCGTCGACGTTGCCTTGCACTTCCGCTGCAAGGAGCGTCGTGCCGTCCGAGAAGGTGTTGGGCTTGACGTAGGCCATTATTTCACCCGGTTGACGAAGGTCACAAGGCGACCGCCCGTGTATTCGAGGTCGACGTTCGAAGCCGGTGCAACGTCGAGCACGAGCGCGTTCGACGTGCCCGCACTGGCGCGACGCGGGTGCATGACGCCGAGCGCCACAATGCGCAGCCCGTAGACCGTCACATTACTGCCGGGCACATAGTGCCAAGCGCCCGAGACGCCGCGCCATCCGGCCGCGGTAGCCTCTTCGGTCGTGCCGCTTGACGAGTCGCCGTTGTTGACGTTTCGCATATAGACGGACCAGAGCGGTATCACGGTCGTCGCCTGACAGTTCAACAAGGCATTACCGTGATACGAGCCGATAGCCGTCTTGAAGTCGCCTTGACCGGGTACCTCTGTCCAGTGCGTTAAACCCGCGTCGGTGATGTCCCATTGCAGCCACGCGACGAAACAACCCGCACTCGTCGATACGTCGAAGTTACCGCCGCCGCCCGTGCCGGCAATCGTGTTGAACTGCATTCCTTGCCGGTAGGGCGTGTTCTGAATGTCAGCTCGCACTGACAGCGACCAGTAGATGCGGAACACGTCGCTCGGCGTGACGGTCAACCCGCCCGTATACGTCGCGATCGTGACGTTGGCCGACCCGTCTTGCAGCACGTGCGGCGTACTGTACGGCGTCGAGCCTTGCGCGCTGAAAGACACAGGCGCCGCGTGCAAGAGGTCAGACTTTCCGAGGTTATCGGACTGCATAAACGGCGCTTGAAAGCCCGTCCCGAGCTGAGGAAGGTCTACCGCGGCGTCTCTCAGGTTGAACTGGTCGACGGCGTTTGCTTGCGAGAAGTCATCGAAACGGTCGTTGAGGCTTGCGGCGCTGGTATCGTCACCGTCGACAATCCGTGCGCGGTTGATTCGAGACATTAGCGCCACCTTCCAATACCCAAGAACCGCATGCTATACACGTGCGCTTGGCAGATAGGGTCGTTGGTTGTGACTTCTCGCAAGATGTCGTCATAGGTCGCGTCGGTCAATCGAATCTGTGCTTCGACCGGCAGGTCGCCTTGCTCGAAAATGCCGGTGCCGAAGACGCGGAACGCTTCGTGCGAAGCCGGCCCGAGACACTCGACAAACACACGGCCGGCGACAAGCAATCGCAGCCGGACATATCGCGGCACGTATTCGACGTTAGCGAGCGCTGGCCCGGTCGAAGCCGGGTATACGTACGCGTTGCCGCTCCATTCAGCCATAAGGCTACCGCCCTTGAAGGCCGTCAACGTAGTCGTCGCGACGGTCGTCCAACCTCCATTGTAGAGCTGGTATGTAATGGCGCTGAAGTTGTTGAGCGGCGCAGAGGTGTCGGTGACGACGGTCTGTTGCCCTTGCGTACCCCATGGGATTTCTTGATACACGCGGTGTAGCGCGTAGTCCTTCAAGCGCGTTGCGTCGATGCAAGCCGCGGGAAGCTGCGAGCGGTCAAGCGCGGTGATACTCGACTGCGAGCTCGTCATCTCGCGTTGGATACTGTCGGGTGTGACGCTACCGCCCGTCCTCGTCTCGCGTTGTGTCCAGTGTTTCATTATGCCCTCTTGCCCGCGATGACGCGTGTCTTGCCGAACTGGTACTCAACCTCGTAGCCGACAAGCACAAGGTCGTCAGTTGTCGACATCTCGAAAGCGAACCACGAACACGACATCTGTGCAACCGACACGCGAAGCGGGACGAGTCGCGCCCTGCGATAGGCGGTCGGCGTGCCGAGCGTTGCGGTGTCGAAGGTCGGCAAGTTCGCAGCGTCGGGCGGTTGCGCCAAGTACGAGCGCTCTTCAACCGCTTGCAGCGAGAAGTCCTTCAAGTGCTTGACTGTGACCGTCGGTTGACCGGTCGTCAGTACCCATACGGTGACGTACAAAATCTGTTTGTTTTGCTGCGCGTCGCTGAAGTCGTTCCACGTGGAACGGTACACGCTTGTCGGCGGGGCGCCGTACGTGAAAGCGTTGTCGCCGCCGACCGTTCCGCCCATGGCGCGACGTTGCGTAATCAGGAATACGCCCGCCTCGCTACCGGCACCGGCTTCGACTCCGGTGTGATGCCCAAAGACGACCGTACCGTCGTACATGGTTGCGATCGCGCCGACCGGAAAGCCGGTACGGGTTGACCATGGGCTGAGGCTTGTTTCGAGCAAGTCGACATGTAGCACGAGCCCTAAAGAGGGCCGGTCTTGCCCGTCGGCAGGTGCGTACACGTGGTACTCTCGGCTCTTCGGGCTGAAGACACCGACGGCTTTCGGGTGAAGGTCCGGTGTGATTCTGTCGATCAGCTCGCGTTGCGCGGCCGTGAGCTTGACGACGTCGAAGGTTGCGCCGCCCTGCAAACCGCCGACGATTGCATACACGCCGTCGAGCGCGAGAAAGACGAGCCCGAGACCGGGTAC